CATATTTTCCATAACCAGCTCTTTATTAGTGCCGATTAAATCATTAAGCGCAGTATATCTTTCCGCCGTAGCTCTAATAGCTGGAGCGACAGATGTATGCTGCTGTGCAGTAGTTGCCATATTTTCTTAATATTTAGATTTTAAAAGTAAGTTTAGAGGAGTTTCCTCTAAGTATATCTCTCATTTGATCAGCCAGCGGGTTTTCATTTTGTGGTGCTGACTGAGGAGAGTTTGTTGATACGTTAGCCGCTTTATCCACAAGACCTCTTTGACCATCGCTTGTACCCTGCCTGTAAGCAGAAGCAACAATTTTGTCGATGTTGTCAATTACAGCCCTGTGAGAGGACAACGTATCGTAATCCCAACTTCCGTCTTGACGGACGTAAGGATCAAAATAATTATCGAGTTGAGTATTCTTCTCAATAAGTTGTGATTTGTAGTTATCATCCAGTCCAAAAGAAAAGGTTTTGTCGTTACCTAAATCAAACTCTAGCCCCTCCATTGCTTGAACTTCTTTTGTCATGTCTGAAATCCACTTATCGTTTATCACGCTATCTGTTGATGCTTCTTGACGTTCTGGCGCCTTATAGGTGCTCCTCAAGCCTTCGATACTCTCTTTGGCTTTTTGCGCGTCTATCTTCATCTGTAAGCGGGACAGCTTCACTTCGTCCTCAGAATAGAGGTCTGTGTCAAGCTTATATTTGCTCCCTACTAAAAGATTTAATTCTTCAGAAGAAAGGTCTGGATATTCAGAAGCCATGTTTACCCTTATAGCCGTTACGTCATCCATCTCGGATGGGTTTAACTGCTGATAAGCAAACCAGTCTTCTGGGTTCCTACCTGTCTCTTCTACGAATTTAGCTATTGCTTCAATCCTTTCATCGAGTGCGCTCTGTTGAGGTTCTGACAAAGCATCCAAAGAAGTAATGTCTCTACCAAGCTTCTCGCTTAGGTAATTGAAAACAGCGCCTTCGATTTCGCTATCAGAATACTCAATAGTATCTTGTTGTGGTGTAGCAGTTTCCTGCTGCACTTCTTCTTGTGGAGTCTGTTCTACTGGCTCTGAAGTAGTTTCTACTTGTGGCTCAGCTTGCACATCCTCCTGAACAGGTTGAGACTCCTGTTGGGGAGCCTCTTCTGTTGTTGTTTCTGTTTGTTGCGGTTCTGCATTCATAGATGCAGAAAGCGCTTCTGGAGAATCGAATACTTCGAAACCTCCAATGCTTTCTTTATTTTCTTCCATTATATTAAATTATTTGTTTTTCTTATCCTTTTTGCCTAGGAGCAAAATAACATATACACGCACCTGAATGAAGCTCCACAAACTCCCATCTTCCAAAAATAGTTAAACCTTTAGGAAAGACTTGACCGCTAGCACCTGCAGTTAGATCTGTTGCATTACCAGCCGTTCCAAAACCTCCTGTTGTAGAGTCATGATCATTCTCTGCAGTCACAGTGCTGAAAGACCCGATTTCACCATTTAAATTTTTAAGATCTTGAAATTGAGTGTCTTCAAGGAAAGATATAGAACTTACATATCTCGTTGCAGATCCACCATCTAAATCTACCTTATCTCCATCCCCATCTAAAAAGGATGATCCAAATTGACCAAAAGCAACCATATTTGCTGTTGCGGGGTTTGCTGTATTGTCTGCCATGTCTTTATTTTATTATGATCCTGAACCTCCGTATATTACAGAAGAGTTATCGTTTCCAAATACCCCATACTCAATAACAGTATCTACTTTAGTTGCATATACAGCGTAAGTTTTATCTGGAGCTAAAGGTATAAAAGTAAATTCTCCTCCCCCTAGTTTAGAGGCAAGAGCAGTATCACTTTCTGTTTCGTTACGTAAGTATACGTAGTTTTCTAACTCTGTTTCTAAGTTTTTGATATACAAGTAAGCTCTTTCGCTTTTATCGTTTGCTAAATAAACGATCATATCGTTTGTATCAGCCGCAGTTCCTTTCACTTTAGCTTTAATCAAACTCCCTGAATCTACAGACATAACTTTTTCTGCAGACAAGCTCAAGGCGCTACTTAGAACGTCAGTTGAGGCAATATTTAAACTTACTCTTAAGTTAGCCATTATTCGTAGAATAAAGCATACTCTAAAGTAAATGATGTAGAGACGCTTGGCGTAATTTTAATGTCGTTAGTGTCAGCATTAGCTTCCCAAGGGAAAAACGTCCAATCGCCTGAATAAAGCTTACCCATTTGCTCAGAGTTAATTTCTATGGTTGCATATTCAGTAGCTACTGCACTTGTGTTTTTAATGTACACTTTGTGAGACCCATTTCCATAAGCATCACCATCAAACAGTGTATATTGAGCAGTAGAACTGGTAGTTTTTCTAGCGACACCAGTAGTCTGAGACAAGCCCGTCAATGTGCCAGCTTTTGTTAGCGTCGTCGTTGTAGACAACGATAGGGCGTCACCTGTTAAGTCGGCGCTAGAGAGAGTTAATGTTGCAGTGGTAGTTGCCATTGTCTTTTTTTATTGCGTTGTTATATATTTGCAAATATAGTGATTATTTTTTAGGTGATTTCCCAGCGCGAATCTTAGCAGCCTCTTTTTTTCCAAAGGCGCTTTTTACCCTAGCCATCGCCCATGCGTGTTGAGAGGTTTTTGGTCTGTTGCCAGAACTCATGTAAGCAGCAAGACCTCTTTTGTAAACTTGCTTTTCGGCAGCGTCAAGCCCAGTCATACCTCCTTTTTTATAAAGTTTCATTTTACCCCCACCCATAAATACACCTCTGCCTTTTAGTATGTCTGCCTGAGTTACTTTACCATCTTTGTTTAGGTCAGGAAACTTCCCTCCTTTTTTGTACGTTTTTTTTAATTTCACAGTGAATCTCTTTCTTTCATAAGCGCATCTAAGTTTGCAGTATACGGCTTACCTTTTTTATATATAGCAGCTATCTTACGAATAAGCTCTGCTCGGCGTGTAGGGTTTTTACTCCCTGATAAATATTTTTTGTTAATCTTCAATACTTAGGGTGATTAGCTGTTTTAAACATTGCTTTTTCTACCGCACCTGCGTGTGGCTTATAAGATCCTTTCATTAAAAAGTACCTTCCCCCCTCTTCCATCCAGTGATACCCTTTTGGTGGGGAAACTTCCACTTTCTTGTTAGAGATGCTTAGCTTACCTCCTTTTTTATATTTTACAGTTTTCATATTGCAAATGTATTAATTAATCTACTGTGTTCATTTTACCAATGTTAGCCGTTGCTACTGTATTTATTTTTCCTATACTAGCTGAAGCTACACCAGCTACATCATGAGCATATCCAGTAGGAGCTAAAGTGTAATCTAAAGTTATTGTTACGTCAAAATCTATAGTAATATCAGCGGTTGCTGTAGTATTTGAATTATCATAATCGTTATCTTTATCTACTATAGCTAATGTAAAATGATCATTATTCTTTATGTCAGCTAAAGCTGCAGCTGTAAGGGTATATTCATTGTTACCTGTTGACCATGTAGTGAGCTCACTAGAATATGCTGTGCTATAATCTAAAGAACTAAAATGATCTGAAGTAGCTAAAGCTGTCCCTCCGTCTCCTCCAAAAGCGGAGCTTTTTATCATTATAGTGTCATTAGGATCAGCATCAGATGAGCTACCTCCATTAATATCTATATGTGCTGCACTTAAAGTTCCTGTTATTCCGCTTGTATCAAAATGCAAAAAAACTCTTTTAAACCTTTTAGTTCTTACAGTGTTAAAATATTGAACATCGCCCTCACCTGTAATACCATCAGAAACAGATGATGCGGCATTTGACCTAGCCGTTGCAAAAGCTCCGCTAGTGCTTCCAGTACCTAACCCTCGCCTATTTGCATTTATTGTTGGCATTAAGCTGTTACTTCAACAAACGTTCCATCTGGGTTAAACCAAATCTGACCATTAGATGCATGCAAACAATACCCAACAACTCTTACAATATCGTTGTTTCCTGACGGTGCAGTAGCTGTAATATCTCCAGCTGTAGTAGAAGCAAATAACACATCTCCCACAGATCCAGTATCGTGATCTACAGTTACCATACCTCTAAGAAGCATGCCGTTTGTGTCCGATGCCGCCCCTAAAGCTATAGCTAACAGCCCATCACACGTAGAAGCGGCATTTGCGTCTGCGGTTTCCCACGTACCATCTGACTTATAGTGATATAAAGCTCCTGTTGTCATAGATGTTGTCCCACCAAAATACACTACATCACCCTCATGCGTTCCGTCTGTATCTCCAGTAACAGTAAATCTGCGGTTAAAGTTAGAGTCACCGTTTGTGTCCACTGTTAGCGCTATCTCACTGTTCTGACTTATAAGAACATTGTGATCCCCTGAACAATCAATAACAAAATCACCATCTACACTCCCAGATATCAAATTGTTAGTTGCATCTGCTACACCAAGAGTAACAGTGTTTTCATCGTTTTTAAAGCGGAGTTGAGGGGTTATTTCAGCGTCAGCTCCAATAATCAATCGGTTAGCCCCAAACGTTAAGTTAGATTCCGAAGTTAAAGCGCTCGTTCCATTACCCGTTAATATTTCGTTTGTACCAGCCGTTGTTAATCCAGTACCTCCTTTAGCTACCGTTACTGTATCAGATAGGGTAGAACCTGCAGCTGTTACAGTTATAGGCGCAGTGCCGTCAAAGTCCACTCCGTTAATTGCTCTAGCTGTTGCTAAAGCAGTAGCTGTGCCAGCGTTGCCTGTAGTGTTTAAATCTGAAGCTACAACAAAATCCATGTTACCGCTAGCATCATCATATGTAACCGCAATGTTAGTTTTAGTTCCACCAGTAGCAACTAAAGGCCCCGCAATATCTTGAACCTCTTCAGTAGACAGTTGAGTATTAGTATCTGAAACGGTATTGGTAAAAGTAATTTTATCGCTATTTCTTGCTATACTTAAACCAGTACCAGCTTCAAGCACAACGTCATCTGTAGACGAATCGCTACCTGTTAGCCTTATTTTTTCTTCATCAGAATTATCTCCATCTACACAAGAAACAGAATATGTTGGGCCGTCAGCACCTGTAGCACCTGTAGCACCTGTAGCGCCCGTTGCGCCAGTAGCTCCCGTATCTCCTTTTGGTCCTTTTTCAGAAACAGAAACAGAGTTAACCGCTGGTGAAGTTACAGAAACAGAAGACGAACTAGACGTAATGGTAGCGGAAATACCTTCAGAAGTCGTTGTTGAAACTAAAGTTCCCGCTGTAGTGCTAACTTCTACACTCATAAGGACTTAGATACGTCGTCGTTAACTATAAAGTTACCCCTTAAAACGGTTGTGTGAGTGTCAACGCCAGAGCTTGTTGGTAGAACATATTGCAAATCATACACGTACCTTCCTGCTTTAATATTTCTCATAGTAGCAGCAGTAGCCGTTATAGTTAAATTTCCGCTATCATCAATAACAAACTCTTCAAAAACGTTGCTTATTTTTACACCTAAATTGGTACTCCCTATAACAGGAGAACCGCCCCTTCTACCAGCCCCATACACCTGCATCAAAAACTTATAATTGCTAGTGCTTAACGTTAAAGCTGTTCCTGAAGAATCTTTTAATGTGACGGTAAGCGAAAAAGTATCACCCCTTCTGCAAGTTATGTCTAGCTTTTCGGATACGTCTAAATTTACTTTGTTTGCCATTATTGCTCTAATATGTTTTCTGTAATCTCTGGCGCGTCAGCCATCAAATTCATTTCTTCTTGAAGTTCACCCCTTTTGCCTTGTCTTTGAGAAAGAAGTTTACTCTGCTGAGAGGCTTGCTTTTTTACCCTGCTGTCTTTTCTATCTTCTTTTAAAACCTCTAGCTTTTCTTTAAACTCTTGATCTTCAGTTTTAAACCCTAAAGTTGCGCTAGCTCTTATAGTCTCTATTTCTTTATCAAACTCGTGTTTAGCTCTAGCTACTTCAATCTCTAGCTGAGACTTTAGTTGTAATTTTTGAGCTTCTATCTGAGCCTCCATTTGCATTTCCTGTTGACGAGCTTGAGAAGCGGCTTGTGTTGCTTGTTGAGCTTGTTGTGACTGCATTTGGGAATTTTGAGCTGCTTGTTCTTGAGCTCTTTCTATTCGTTTCTTTCTGCGAACAACCAAAAGTCTTTCAGCTTGGTTTACGTCTTTTAAATTCCTTACAGCTATAGCGTCTTCTAAATCTATTTCTTTTTGAGAAATAGCCATTTGAATGTTTTGCTCTAAGTAAGCTCTTTCGTTATCTTCCATTTCTTTCTGTACACTTACTCCAAAGTTGTACATAGGTAGATCGCTAAAAGAACTTAGCACTTTCATGTTTTCTTCCCCTATGGCGTTTTGATAAACCTTCATAAGAACAGATTCTGCAGGTATTATCTGAAGGCATTTAACAACATCCTCACAAACTTTTTTAAAGAGAATCATAGACGAATTAGTTATGTCATATATAGCGTTGTTTCCAGCTGCTATAGCCTGTTCTCTAACACCAACTAAAGCTTCTCCTTTTGGAGAGCTTGCATCCATCACCTCGTTTACGCCAGTAGCGTCTCTAATCATTCTAAGGTAGTGATTATACAAACCTATTAATTCGTTAACGTTTCTAATGCTGTTGTTTATTTCTCTTACTGGAGGGTTTTGAAAACCTCCTTCTGGGTCTTTACTCCTATAGTAAAACACACCCGTTTGCTCGTAAATATCATGAAGCTCTAAAGGCTGCAACTCACCACCCTTACCTAACTGCACATTTTCTAGACCTTCAATATCTATAATCAATCCATCAGGCTTAGCTTTAGCAATAGCTTGCTGTAACTTCAGGTGTGTTATCTGAAGCATATCTGCAAAACCAACACAGCTGTCTATCATAGACTTCGGTATCATTCTACGCATATTCGTAGCAACAACAGAATAACTCATTTTGGCTTTTGATATATCGTGCTTATTTCTAGGTATGTTTGTCTTCATACCGTAGTTAAGGATATAGTCTGTCCCCATTATATACATGCCTCCATAGATGGTGGTTATTTCCATTTTATGGGGGATTCGCTCAAAAACACCTTTGTTTGATTTTTCTTTATAAGAAAACCCTTCGTAAAAAAAGTTTCTATTTCCGTGCCTGTTTTCTTTTTCTTCAAAATGCATGCAGTCAACAGAAATAAATTCAAAATCTAAAATGTCTATCATATAGTCATCATAGCCGTATTTTTTTCTTCCAAGAGCCTGATCGTAAGAACTGCTAGAAAAGTTGTGAGTAGACTGAGATTTGTTTCGAGCAGCCTTAGTTGCAAGCTTTTCAAAATCTTTTTCTTGAAGCGTATCTCCTGCCAATCTTTTTAATTCCTGTATAGATATGCTTTTTATATGACCAGCATAAACTATGTCTTCAAAATTAGGGTCTTCTGTAAAGCTATGTATAAAAGAAGTAGGGTCAACGTAGTTTGGCTTTATACCATAGTTTGGATCGTTACTCCTTTTAACAACGGCCATACCACAAGACACTAGATCATTAACGCACCTTCGAAAAATGTTATCATTAAAACCAGCCCACTGCAAAGTCATGTTAGTACCTATCTGAGCTGCTATTTCTGCGTCTGTTTTTACGTTAGTGTTAAGAAATATTTCAGCCTCTTCTAAAGTATCTGGAAGATTGTCAGGATCTTTATCTAGCACAAGCCCTCCAGTTTCTGCCTTTAAAGCTGCTAATTCTTTTTTTACTTGAACCTGAGTTTTCAACCTTATCTTTTCCTTATTCTTTTCAGAAGACGAAATAGGGTCAACAGCCTCTAAGTTTGGATATGGCTCTCTAGAAAGTATTTTGTTTGATACAATTCTGGCAAACTTTGGGAGTATAGGAACAGGAGTGTAATCGAGATTAACCAAGCTTCCATCTACATTGTTCGGGTCTAAAGACGTTAAAAGTTGTTTGTAAATGTTGGTATCTTGAGTTCCGTTAGCGTAGTCTCTGTTACGCTCAAAAATGTTATTTCTTTTCTTATAAGAAGAGCCAGAATCATTGGTTTGACCCCACTGATTTTCTATTGCTTTTGCGTATTGCAACCCAAAACTCTTGCTTTCTTTTTGTTCTCTTGAAGAAAGCGGATCTGGGAAGCCTCCAGCTTTTTTGTTTTCGTTATTGTACATCAGAGGGAGTTCATTTTTGCAAATATACAAAACATAGCGTTTTTAATTAATTGCGGCATATCTTCTAAAAAATTTCTTTTCGTTAAAGTTAGACTTTACTTCTTTAGGCTTAACTTTTTGTGCAGCAAGCAACGCCAGTCCCGCACTTATAGTTAAGTCAAACTTGGTTCTGTTGTTTATATCAAAACCAATCCAGTCTTCTAAAGTCTTGTTAAAATACATTTTTCCTACCTCACCTGTCTCTCTGTTTATACCTACGTGGCTGTGCACGTAAGCCTCTATAGCGTGAGCGTGAGCTTGTATAACATCTTGAGAATTAGAAGGAATGCCTTTTGTTTTGACATTTATTTTAGTGTTAGCCGACTTTAAGTGATCTGGCCTAGCCATTAAATACCCGTCATAACCTCTTGATTCAAAGTGTCTTGCAATGCCGTACTTGTTGTTTTCTATTAAAATAGGGTATCCATAAAACACAGCAGACATAAGAACATCTTCGTAAAATATTTTAGCCAAAGGAGGTCTAGAAGCATACTCTAATACAAACATATTTGATGGATGTTCCATGTGAAATTTGTTGTATAGGTGTAAAGCACCTTTAGAACCTCTACCATCTACGGTCATATCTAAGTCGTAGGAGTCTACACCTCCACAACCTAAATCGGCGTTAGGGGCTATACGTTTGTTTCTTTCTGTCTTCTTCCTGTTTCTTAATTCTATAGGTGGCATCCAAGCTACCTTAAACCTTCCTTGTGGGTCTGGCTTAAACAACACCTCTGAATCCTGAATACCGCCCTTCCAGACAAAGTTTCCAACTACTATAGGGTTTGGATATAACTCATCGTTGTGTTGGATTTGCTCATATATTTGACCTATGTTAAACAGACTTCCATCTATACTATCTCTAAAGGCTTCGTCCGTTGTAAATGGAAACTGTCTTACCACCTCGTTAAGTTCAGAAGGGTCGTCTTTTAAACTTTCCCTTTCGTTTTTAAGGTAAGTTTTAGCTCCGAATATAATATCTGAATCGTCTAAACCTTTTACGACTGAAGAAGGATCGTCCTTAACTGGGTTTCCGTATTTATCAAAAAACCCTTCTAAAGATTCGTATGCAGGTATAAACAATCTATATAGCCCTGTTCTAGTCCTGCCATTCGCGTTCCTCTCCAAAGGATTCGAATCCCTCCACAAATCTTTGTATTGGCTTCCGCCTTTGTCCATTGGATTTACCGTGCTTCCGACCAGAGCCTTCCCCACGATTTTTCTTCCGACGATCAAACACGTCCTCTGAATCCTCCACGCGTCTCTTATGTCTGTAGGTCTTTCCCATTTTCCTGCTTCGTCTAAATACAATATGTGTAGCTTCTCACCATCGTATGCGTTGTTAGTTGTGTTTTTCCAATTAATAACCGTATTAAGAGCCTCACCCATTTGTGAAGTTTTGTTATTTTTGGTTATTCGTTTCGACGGCTCCCTAAAAGCTAACTCCATACGTGGATTAGTTGTACCGTCTTGTATAGGTTTGAAAAAGAATGGGTAGTTTCTAAACATATAAACCACCTTCTTCATAAATATGTTTTCTTGTGCGTCCTTTCCCGTCTTCGACTGTATCCCCATAAGCTTGTCTTTAACCTGTGTAGCCTCATCGACAAGTACAGCAGAGCATATATTGGTGTAGCCAGAACGACGGCACTTAGTATAAAGCTGACCAATACAACGAGGATCAGCCTCGCAAGCAGCCATATGTAAAAAGATCTCACGTTGAAAATTTAAAAAATAAGGGTGACCAATATCTAGCTTCGTCCATTGAAGCATCATGTAATGCCTCCCCGTAATATATATAGGTTCATTGTTGTTATAAAACCAAAAGCCCTCACGCCTGCGCCGAAACTCTTCTTCGATATATGGACGAAACTTTTCTCGGAACTCTCTTGGCATTTCCGCCCACTCGTCCATAGAACGAATACGAGACAATTCCTGAGGCATAGGTGTCCTCTCCCACACTTGCATAGACTTTGATTTTTTATGTCCGAAAATTTCTTTCTTAGGCGGCCTTTTTGGAAGACAAATGAGTATATTACCGAGTTCGATAAGCTCACCTTCCGTACCGTTGGGACAAATCTTAATAGCAGGTTCTTCATAGTCCTCTAAGTTAAGTAAAGCGGACATTAGTAGCTACTGCCATTCTTATTCATTCTCCCTAAAGATGGGAAACCCGTTTTTGGCTCGGCTAGATTCATATATTGGCCGCAAGGACATTTAACATCGCTAACAACTTTTCCGTCTATTATTTTAGCTGTTACTTTAGTGACGTCTTGTTCATGATCTAAGCAATTGCATTGATACTTTGCCATTTTATTTTAATTTAATTTATTTACTTCTTCTGACCTTTGGTCTATTGTTAGCTCTGTTTTTAGACTGAGCTTGAAGTCTCGTTTTACCTCCTTTACCATAATGAGCTTCATCCATTCCGTCCCCATTACCGTAGTTGCCTTTTTTTCTGTTTATTTTGTTTAGGTTAGCGCGGTACTTTTTAGCCTTACCTCCTTTGCCATACTTAGCGTACTCTAGCTTGTAGTTTCTTTTTTTCTTAACCCTCATAAAGCAAAGATAAACATTTTGTTATTTAGAAAATCTTTCAGCAAAACCACCAGAATAATCTTTAGCTTCACCTATTTCGCCATCCGACTTAAGGTCTTTAATCATCTGTTCTAAACGTTGTCTTTCTATAAGAAGTTCTTTGCAATCTGTTGCCGTTTGCTTTATGGATTGCAACTCTGCCTTTCTAGCGCTACCATTTATTTCTGGATCGACAGGTTTTTTAACTTCATCAATCATGTTATCTATAGCCACTTCCATACTCTTCATGAGTCTCGTAGCCGCACTTATCGTGGTAAATCTAGTCTTCGACATACATCAAGTCTTCTGCGCGAGTGCGGTAATATTCTTTTCCGTCTATTTTTAAACGGTAGTCTCTATTTTGTTTAAAGCCTACAACGTCACCTTTTTTAACGCCTAGCTCTTTTAACCAGTCACAGTCAAAAGAAACAATACCTTTAGTAGGCAGTTTTTCTTTGTTGTCTATTACATGTATTAAATCAGATTTTGTCTCTAACTCTTCCTGCTCTATAAACTCTAACAAAGCCCAACCTGCAAGAGGTTTTACTTTTCCTGTTTTTTTGCTTTTATAAGCTATGGCCTGATTGTTAATAGTGTGATTGGGATCATATCTCACTAAATAATGATTATCGTTACCCGTTAGAATCTGACCCTCGTTAATAACTACTAGATGGTGAAAGTAAAGCGTGTCTCCTTTTTTAACGCCAGTCTTGTGTTTAAGAGGAGAACAGACTACAGGCCCTTCTGTCACTCTATGTTCAAATTCGTTAAATCTGTTGTCTACGTACAACTCTAAACCAGAGTCCGTCGTTATTGTGTCGTTGATCTTTTTTTCAAGCTCAACAACAAAAATGTCTAAAGTTTTCATTTAATTTTTAATTTAGTATCCACCGCCAGACCCTCCGCTAGACCCTCCGCTAGATCTTGTTGGTGTCATTCTTGGGGTTCTTCTTGGAGTTCTTCTTGGAGGGGGCGTTGTAGCTCTTCGAGCTCTTGAGGGTGTTGCTTGCGAAGCGCTTAGCTCACTCATTATTCTTTGCACTAAAGATCTTGCTGCATTTGTAGAGGGAGTTAATTTGTCATGACTTTCTGTCTTATGAAATCCTCCTACCATAGCTCCTTGAGAAACATGAACGTGATATGCTCCTACATAGTCAGATCCATTAGGTCTTTTAAACTCGCCTCCTGAAGTGTATAATTGTGTTCTTACCATTTTAAAAGTTGCAGTCGTATTCTATTATACAGGGCATGTCATCTACTGATTTCCATAATACTTGAGATGTATCGTCATCTTCCATATACACCAAATATCTTTTTTTATTATGTTTATGTAGATGCTCCCCATCTAAAACTATTGTGCTTACTTTTCCTCCTCCAGCTCTCATACCTATATAATAGGCCATTGCGTCTTTAGGGTCTTTCCCTATAATAATTTTTCTAATAAGTCCTTCCATTTTATTCTAAGTCTATTCCTGTTCCGTCTAACAAATCGTCTATATCATCATAGCCTTTATTGTTTTTGTCAGTGTCGTCCCAAGTGGTATTAATAAATTCTAATATGCTTTCTAATTCTTCTCTTGAGTCTAGGCTATAGCTGTACAGAGCTTGTAGCCTTGAGTTCCCAAATATGTCATGTTCTATAAGACCTGTAACCATTATTGACATAACTCTATCCTCCATCCCGTGTTTTTTTATAACATCTTCCATTTCGTCAGATAAACGCTGGATTTCTAAGAAAAAAGCCTGTTCTTCCATATCTTTACGTAATAAATTTATTTTAATGCCTAAAAGTCACGTTTCAAAGAAAAAGCTATTTCGAGATTTTTCCTATCTAAATCAAAGATACGTAAAAAAGAACTATCTTAAAAGATATAAGACAGTAAGTAATTCTTTTTGTAAAAAAAATGACATCTTTGAAAAAGAGTTAAGGTTTTTATTATGGGGTTATGACCTTGAGTTTTGGACTTTAGATTTTGCTTCAAAGGATTTTGACTATTCTAAAAAAAAGTTGTCAGAAAGAATAGTATTTCCTTTAGTTAAAGAGGAATACATATACAAACACTTTGATAGACTTACACCCTCTCAAAGTCGTGAAGACCACATTTTTAGAGATGAGCTAAAGATTAACTACAGAGTAAGATATGCTCTTACTCAAAAAGCTAGGCTTCTTGTTCAAAGATTCTACAAAAACCTAGAAGGTTAATCTTCAGACTCAGTATACCAATCCCCGTCGGTATCTCTCAACACAACCATTATCTCTGCGTGTGTGTACGTTGTCTTCCCGTCTAAAAACGATGGTTGATCTCCTCTGTACTTAACTAAAGCTTTGCTCCCGTCTGTACTGTAGCGTAACATATCGGCATTGCGGTTAGCTAGCTGAGAAAAATCTATCACAGAATCTTCATCCGTGATCTCTGTTGTATTTAGTATTACGTATGTAGTGTCCATGATTATTTTATTAAGGTGCGTCAGAGGTAAATGGAATGTCACCAGAAGTTAAAGCTGGGAGACCGTTTAGTTGTTTAACTGAGACACTGCTAATTGAACCTACAAAATTATTGTCGTTATCTTCAATAAAAACATCACCATTAGCACTACTATTTGCAGCTATGTATCCTGTATATGTTCCCGTTGACGTAGCTGTAATTTCACTTACTCCATTCATTCCGCCAAGTCTAACGGCAACCTCACCAGCCGAAATTGAAGACACTGTATAGACTATTTTATAGGTTTTACCGCTTGTAATACCCACATCCTGTCTTATATGTCTATTTGAAGTTCCTCCAGAAAATGATGCTACTCCACCTGATATAGACCATCCTTCCTCTTTATTCCAGTCTGAATCCGCTGCAAAATTACCATTCGTAACTAACTCCGCCCCAAACCCAGATGCATGCTGATCGTGAACTACTCCGTTTGCTTTATCGTCAAACGATCCATTCCCCATCCTATAATATGCTACAAGCGCAGAAGAGTTATCGTAATTATCTCCGTCGTCAAAGGTTAAGTTAGTCGGTTTACCGTTGTTATATATAGCTTCTACAGCGTCAGCATCTAAAGCTACGCTCCATAAAGCTACATTGTCAATTTTTCCATTAAAAAAATCAGAAGCACCGTTGATGCTTCCTATAGTACAATCATCTACAGAAGGTATCATTGAAAACGCTTCAGAATGTGTATCTTCTACACTACCGTCTACATAGATTTTTTGCTCACTAGCTTTTCCTGTTATAACAACGTGATGCCAATTACCATCGGTTACATCCGTAGTAGAACTTGGATTGCAATGAGAAGAACCATTCCATATCAAAGCTTCCGCTTTTCCACTGATACTATTTATGCGAAGACCGAAATTTGTAGTGCCAGTAGTTTTTTGATTTTGGAATATATACTTTCCATCAGACTCTGCACCAGTAGCTTTAATCCATACTGATAGCGAAGCTTCGTTTTGCGAAGTTGTCATTATGCTATTTGAAGCACCTAAGCTCACATAATCATCTGCCCCATCAAAATCTAAGCTATACTTAGACTCTGGTGTAGAGCTTGACGATACTGTGCTTGCTAACCCTAACATTCTCCTGTAAAAAATTCACTCACATCGGCTTGTGAGAGGATTAAACAATTTTCGAAGTCTCTATAAGTTATAGTCACTTCTTCTTCCCATTGGACCGCTTTCGCGATGGTTTCGTAGATGCGTTTGTAGGCGTTTGTGGA